CACCTATTCTACCACCTTCTGTCGGTCTCATTAACCCAAAACCAAACTGCGCTAAAGCTAATTTTTTTTGACCACTAAAATCAGTAGGCGCATACATTTTATCTATTTGTTCATCTGTAAGAGAAGGCGTAGTGTATTGAGGATCGTTAGGGTCACGTAAAAAAGGCAACAAATAACTTGCTGCATCTAAAGGCAATATGTTTGGTTCTTTTGGAAAAAACTGACTAGAAATAGTTTTAGGATATTGTCCTACAGGCGTAACCTCATCGACAGTTTCATCGAAGATGTCGTCCATTCCGATTTGTTGGTCTGGTCTAGTTACCATTTATTCTCCTAGAGTGTTCCAAGGCCAAAAGCACCGCCTGCACCTTGATTATTAAATATACCGTATGTTCCAAGTCCTGCACCAATAGCACCAAGAAGTGGATTAGTATACGGCGGCGTAGTGTATTGAGCAGTCGCTTGATATGCAGGTAGACCTTGCATAATATCAGAGAAGTATCCTAATCGTTTAAGTGGTTCTTGTTGTGTTTCAACAGCTTGTCTGAATTTTTCATTTTCTTCTTGTTGAGCTTGTTGTTGTTGAGCACCACCTAAAGTAAATAATGATCCTAAACCTTGTTGTTGCATACCAAATTGTTGTGCTCCGAGGCCCGCGACCTGTGCTCCAAGTTGCGCTGTTTGCTGACCTAAATTAGCTTGTGTCTGACCAAGTTGACCAAACATACCAGCCGCTGATAATTGTCTGCCTCTTGCTGCCTCAGAAGTACCAATAGCTTTATCTTGTGCTTGTTGAAAGTTTTGTGCGAGGTCTTGAAATATTCTTCGTGATTTAATATCTTGTAAATTTTTATCCAGCTCTGCTTCTTGTACTGCTTGCCTTGAACCACCAAAAGCACCTATGTTTTGCGCTTGATCTTGAAGTTGATTTCGCTGCATTGCAGCTTGCTCGTCCATTTGCTTTAATGCTTCTTTAGTTACATCACTTTGATACTGATTAAAAAATTGTTTGTAGTTACTTGTAGACGGGTCAAATTGTTGTTGCGCTGCTTGTAATGACGGGATGCCTTGAGCTGCTGTTGTTTGACCAGCACCAATTCCTTGCATACCGACACCGACCGCATCTTGAGCCGTTTTAAAAAAAGGATCGAATGCTGTGCCCGCACCAGTTGGTAATCCTGTTTTTGGATCTATACCAAATAATCCTGCTGTGCCAGTTATTGCACCTGTTTGTAATGGTTGAAAACCTGTAATACCTTGTTTTGGGATACCACCAGCATAGGGAGTCTTTGTAGCATCAAAAGCACCTTGTAAAAGATTACGTTGAAACTCTTCTATATACGCAGGAGGTTGTGCAAATCCGTATGAAACAGCCATTATATTATACCTCTGCCTTTCGAAGATTCTGGATCTAATTTGTTCATCATATTATACATTGCTTTTGGGCCGCCTGCATTGTCCACAGCTTTCGCTGTAAATACAAACTCGCCATCACTTAACATCGCTGGAATCTTATCATCTTTTGGTCCACCAGGACCACTTATCATTCCCATTTTTGGAGGGAAGAAAGCTGTAATACCTGGATTATTTTCTATTTTATTCATCATTTGATTGCTTGACATGTCGCCAGTTAAACCTGGAACTCCTGTTGATTCACCGCCTTTTGCTAAAGCTGGTATCATTCCTGATATTTTATTATTAGGATTAAAAGGCATTCCGCCCATTCCTCCTGTGCCACCCATTTTTAAAGCATCACCGCCCATATTTAATTGAGCAATACCACCCTTTGCACTTTGAATTATTCTACCTTCTGAGTCATATTGAAAGGGTTTATATATTTCAAAACGATCTTCAACAAAGGGGCTACCACCTACTGGGCTGCCATATTTGTTATTAACAAATTCCATTTTTTCACGTTGTTCTTCTCGTTCTCTAAGAATATCTTCTCGTTCTTGTTCATACTGTTGTTTAGCTAAATAAGCGTTAACAAAAGGTAATAAGTCTTTTATACCGCCTAATCCTCCTAATAAATTTTGAGCTGTTCCAAGAATACCTGTTCCTTCTTGAAGAACATCACCCATGGCTTTACCACCTGGTACAACTTTATCAAAACCACCTATTAGGTTTTTTCCGATTGTTCCCGCTTTACCTAAATTTCCTAATAATGTTTCTAGTCCAAAAGCTTTTCCGCCTGGTAGAATTCCTGCTCCAAGCCCTAAACCTGCTGCTGCAAGGACCTCCAACGGATTGTCTTCGACGTGACTGCCGATATCTCTTATACCTTTACGTACTCTTCTAAAAATCTTCTTTAACATGTACTCCTTAGCAATTCATGATATTGTTATAAAGGCAAGGAGGCTGGCCTTGAAAGATAAGCCTAATTAATACTATATTTATAGGCAAATAATTGCTATATGACAATAGATATTTGCAAGTAGAAAGGAAAAGCATGGCTAAGAAGAAACAATCAACCGAGCAAGTCTTACAGTTTGACACTATTAGACCTTTTGGTCCAACAATAATGAGAGGCAAGATGCCTGACTTTATTACTGAAATGTTAGATAAAAAAGCAACAGAAATGTTAACAGATGAAAAATTATCTAAAGAGTTTGATCATTCAGGTAACTTAGCAGGCAACGTTAAACAAGAAGTTCGTTATCCTCAAGACTGGATGAACACAGAAGAGTTTATGCCAATGGTTCAATTGATTGGTGAGATGGTTAAAAATTATATTTCTATACCGCCAGCAAGTGAAACAATTAAACCAGAGTTTGTTGGTAAGATGGTAATTGAATCTATGTGGGCCGTGAGCCAATGGTCAGGAGACTTTAATCCTTTTCATATACACGAGGGTCAACTATCTGGTGTATGTTATTTACGAGTGCCCCCAAGTCTACCCGCAGAGTATGCAAAAGAAGATCACTACCCAACTGTAGGTGATATATGTTGGTTCAATGGTCAAGCAGCGACATTCAGTGGACACAAACATCAAGAGTCACCAAAGGTTGGCGATATATTTTTGTTTCCAAATTGGTTAGCACACGGCGTGTATCCGTTTAGAACACCTAATGAAGAACGACGATCGGTTTCTTTTAACTTACATTTGATTAAAAAAGAAGAACCAAAGCCTTTAGATAACTAATGTTTGACATCAACAAAGTACCTATGGTTCGTGTGACGTGGCTCGATGCCCGTGATACAGAAACAGGTTGGCTTGATATAAAAGATGTTATTAATGCTCCATTAGCCGTGTGCCAAGAAGTAGGGTGGATGATTCATAATGGTAAAGAAAAAATAGTTATTATGAGATCTTATAGTAAAGACAAAGAAGATATATCAGGCGGCGGTGCTATCGCTATACCTAAAGATTGGGTAAAGAAAATAGAATACTTGGAAGTATCATATGCAAGAAATAATGAAAATAGAAGTAACTAAACACGATATTTTTGTAGACTCTATGTGGTCTTTTATGATGCCTAATCATGAACATTGGAAAAAACAATTAGAGGATATTATTACAGTAGAAAAAAATAAAGACATTCATAAATTTTCTATGGAAAACAAAGAAAATAAACCTGTACAGGCCCACAAAACGCCGTGGGATTCTCACTGTAGATATTTTGCAGTTTATGAAATACAAAATATTATAAACAATACAATTAAACAGAGTATTGAAAAAGATGGTTGGGAAGTTCCATCACTTAATCCTGCGGACTGTTGGATAAATTGGTATGAAAAAAATCAATTTGCACACCAACATACTCACAGTTGTATAATGTCTGCTGTTTATTTTGTTAATATAGAAAAATCTCCTAGTAATTTTTTTTTTCATAGAGACGATAAATTTAGATTACGAAAAGAAAATGAAGATTCAAATATTAAAATGGTTACTCCTAAAGAGGGAAGTGTTATTTTTTTTACAGGTTGTCAGTCTCACTCCGTTTCTGCAAATACAAGCAATGACACAAGAATTACCTTGGCTGTAAATTTTAACGGTGAGTATAGTTCAGAGTTTAAGCCGATAAATAATCCATCTCCTTTTGAAAAATTATGACTAATAAAAAAAGCATTTATGTTCAAGATAATTTTTTTAGTAATAAAATATTTAAAACAATGCAAAGAGAAATTGTTTCTTTAGAATTTAAATCTAGATACAATGATATTTCTGAAAGAGAAGCAGGTTATGGAGATCATCAAAGAACTTATCATCATGTAGAATTGCATTCTGATGCTAAAATTGTTTTAGAGGTTAAAAAAAATATAAAAAAATATTTTAACTTTACTGTGAAAAAAATAAATTCTAATTACTTTTTAAGCTTTCCTAATACGCCAGCTATTCCTCATGAAGATGCTGGTGAATACAATTGTTTAATTTATATTGTAGGTGATAAATTAATTAATAATGGCACTGGATTTTATGAAAAATTAAATAATAAATATCATCTTCATACACATATAGGTTTTAAAGAAAACAGAGCAATTTTTTTTAATTCTAAAATTGGTCACAGTTCTTTACAATTTGCAGGAAATTCAACACCAAGATATGTAATGGCTAATTTTTGTTATGACTAATAAAATATTTATTGGTACGCCTTGTTATGGCAACATGCTTACAGCAGATTATTTTAAAAGCTGTTTACAACTTACAGCTTTAGCTGCACAGAAAAAAATAGAATTACAATTTGGAACTATTGGTAATGAGTCTTTGGTAACAAGAGCTCGTAATACATTAGTGCAGTTGTTTATGGATCATGAAGACTATACTCATCTTTTGTTTATTGATGCTGATTTAGCTTTTAATCCTGAGTCTGTTTTTCGCATGCTAGACTTAAATGAAGATGTGGTAACGGGAGTGTATCCACGAAAAGTGATTGATTGGACAAAAGCTATTAGAAGAGTAAAAGAAAACCCAAATATTAAAGAAGATGAATTACACGCAGCATCTTTGCAATACAATTTAAACGTTAAAGATTCAAAAAAAATAATAGTAAAAGAAGGATTTATTGAGGTTTTAGATGGTGCAACAGGTTTTATGTTAATTAAAAGAAACGTCTTTAAAAAAATGGCGTTGGCATATCCTCATCTTAGATTTAAATCAGATCAACATTTAGGAGATCCTCATGATAAAACATTTGGATATCACGACACATCTGATTGGAACTATGCATTTTTTGACACCATGATAGAGCCAGATACAAAAAGATATTTATCGGAAGATTATGCTTTTTGTCGTTTATGGCAGAAAATAGGCGGTAAAATATATGCTGATATTGTTAGTGGTATGACACACATGGGTAATTACTCATTCAAAGGCAACGTAGGCACTCAATTCTTGCCACAAAACAATAAATAATTTAGTATACTCCAACATGAAATTAGTTGACTTAAAGTTCCAACCAGGCATTGATAAACAAGATACCGCTTACGCAGCAGGGGATCAACGTAAATATGTTGACTCAAATCTTGTGCGTTTTCACTACGGAAAGCCTGAAAGATGGAATGGTTGGTCTTATTTACCAGATCCAAATAAAACTATTGTGGGCGTGGTTCGTGATACGCATAGCTGGATTGGTTTAGACGGAACTAGATATCTTGCTTTAGGTACTGATAGAAAACTATATTTATATTCAGGTAGTGCCCTTTATGACATTACACCCATTAGAGAAACAGCAGCTTTAACAAATCCTTTTACAACAAATGGTACAACGACAGTTTCAGTAACTGACGCAGACCACGGCGCTATTGAAGGAGACTTTGTCACTTTTGATTCTTTCTCTGCAATAGATGGTTTAGATATGAATAACGAGTTTGAAGTTACAACACGTGTTGATGCTAATACATATACAGTTACACATACAAGTACCGCTTCTGGATCTACTTCTGGTGGAGGTGGATCAGGTAATGCTAATTATCAAATTAATGTTGGACCAACAGCTTCAACATATGGATATGGTTGGGGTACAGATACTTGGAGTGCTGGTGCATGGAATGAACCAAGCACATCTTCAGAAATTACAATTGCAGCGAGAAATTGGTCTCTAGACAATTTTGGTGAAGATTTAATTGCTACAGTCTTAAATGCTAGCACGTATATAAAAGATATATCTGGTTCAATAGACGCAAGAGCAACAGCTTTATCTAATGCTCCCACTGCATCTAGATTTAGTTTGGTATCCACTGATACCAGACACTTAATGATTTTTGGTACAGAAACAACAATAGGTAATACAGCGACACAAGATGATTTACTATTTAGATTCTCTGATCGAGAAGATGCTACAGATTATACACCAGTAGCTACAAACGAAGCTGGTTCACTACGTATATCAGATGGTTCTAGAATAGTAGGTGCTGTTAAATCATCAGGGCAAATATTAGTTTGGACAGATACATCTTTGCACGGTATTCAGTTTGTTGGTACACCTTTTACATTTGGTCTTAGACAACTTGGTGCTAACTGCGGGTTAATAGCACAACACGCTGCTATTGAAGTAAATGGTAGAGCATATTGGATGTCTGATAATTCTTTTTATGTGTATGATGGTGTTGTTAAAAAAATGCCGTGTTCTGTACAGGATTATGTGTTTGATGATCTTAGTTACACAAATAGAAATGATATAGCTTGTGGTATTAACACAGCTTTTAATGAAATTATTTGGTACTACCCTTCAGCAAATGCTACGGCAATAGATAGAGGAGTTGCTTATAACTATTTAGAAAACACTTGGTATACTGTTAATATTGGAA